AACCTCCCGTAGTAACAGGGCCTGATGAAACAATAGTTCCATTCCAATTAGCACTAACGGTAATCGGGCTTTCAAGAAGTCCTGTACTCCAAGTAACAGATGTCTCACCAATGGTTTGCCCCAACTCAACACAATACTGCTCAGACCAATTGCCTGCGTTCTTAGTGATGTTTGTTGTTATACCACAGTTTTGACAAGGCTCTTCTATTGGTATAGATACGTTGTTAGATGTCAACACATACTCACCCATATATGGGTCGTATCCACCAATCTTCTGTGTGTAGAATGAATCTTTAAATAGGTCTCTAAACCAAGTACGCATACCTGTGTCAGAGATAATATCCAACTGCTCACCCTGATAAGAGCCTCCCGCTAAACTAATAACTGCTCCGCGCTTAGCATCAGTAAAGTATTTAATACCTCCCCACTGAACAAAACTTTCGGGGTTGTGTGAGATACCATACTTCTCAACTCGTGCGATTTGGTTTCCTAAAACTTGAGGAACTGATGTAAGCGCGCTGCCTCCGCCTGCATCAGATAAAATGTTTTTACCTGCTAATACATAAGAAATCTTATCTTCTTGCAGCACAAGTATATCCGTCTCTCTACCGAACAATTTAAATACAGGCCCAAAAGACTGCTCTAATGGCTTAAAGTTTAGTAGTCCAAGGTTGAACTCATTGAGTTTATTTACGTTCGTCTCCTCGTTGTATACACCACTGTACGATAAGTCTGCAAATCTTCTTGCTGATTTAAACTCAGTAGCAGATGTAGATGTTGCTCTATTGCCTAATGTAAGTTCTTTACCTATAATAGAATCTTTAATCTTGTAACTCTCTACACCATTACCAAATGCGTAGCAGTTAAAGAAGTCTGTATCTATAATAGCAGCCTGTACTGCGGTTTGGTTTTGTACGTTACCATAATGGTAACCCGCAGTGATTGGATAAGAATCAGAAGACTCGTACCATACATCGGGGCTTGCATCTTGAGGGTCGCTTTCAAACACAATAAGGTTTGCTGCACGAATAACTTCGATGGTTACCTTGTTTACTGATTTCTTTTTCTTTCCGCTATATCCTTTTGTACCTGTAAATACTAAGTACTTGCGAGAACCTGTGTTAACAAATTGGAATCTACACTCACATAGAGATGCGAGAACATTGGCAACTGAAGACACCTCATTTGATAGGTATACTCCTTCAGGTTCACACTCATCACAAGTAACCTCGCTGATAGATGCATCACCATTAAGTAAGCCACCTACGTTATCTCCGTCCCACCAATCTTTAAAGTTGTTGTAATCCTGAGATGCCGTTAGCGTTACTTCAAAAGAATAGAACCTGTGCTCTACTCCTGACCAAAAACAATCCTTACCAATACGTTCGTTTTGAAAGGCTAACTTTATACGAGAGCCTGCAGGTATTGTGTAGTCAACATAGTTTGTTCCATCAAATGTATCTACAGGGTATGCGGTCTTTGGGAAATCTCCGCCCTCTTCTACTGTAGTCTTCTCTCCGTATGATACTACAGGCAAGTCGCCAACCTCAGTTGCGAAGTTGTTTGCTCTAAGTTTCATATACGTTCCTGAAGGTAATGGTATTTCTACATCACTGCTATCAACAGGCGGTGGCTTCAAGAAGTCTGCTTGTTGCGCCTTCTTTTCTAACACGGTAGTAGTTACACATTTTCTTACTGCACCATTAGTGTCTGTCTTTACAAATAGTAAATCGCCTTCTTCAATCTTACGAGAGTTCTCACCCTCAATCAAGAAGTAGTCTGCTCCTGATGTAGGGTCTCTAAAGAAGATGTTAGAGTAAATAACATCGTAGTCTTTTTTGTCAGGCTTAATGCAGAACTTGTATCTCGTAGCCCACTTTGGTGGCTTCTGTGTCGTTGGTATAGTTACACGAATCTTGTTCTGAACATCGGAGTTGGTACAAGGTACGTGAACATTATTGTTTACACTTACCTGAGCAGTACTCATTCTATTGTAGTCATCCATATAGATGATACCAACTTCATACCCACGGTTACTGTGCAAACTGCTTGGTGATGAAACCTCAGCAAACGAAGCCTGAACATTAGTAACCTTATAGTATTCATACACGCTTTGTGTTGGCGATGTTACACTATCAACATATCTAACTGCAGGTAATTGGAATCCAATGGTATTAGCAGAAGGAGATGCGATGATGTTGATTGGTTGACCTGCAGCAGTAATACCACTCTCAAACTTCTCTAATGAATCTAAAGATTGTTGTGCTGCACAATTGAATGCATCGGTAAGTGTATTGCCATTTGCGCAATTCGCAACTGTTTGTATGTTAGCAGCAGTCCCAACCTTATCTAAGAAGTCAGTACTTGTTGCAAGGTCGTAAACACTATTGTACCCTTGAGGTAAAATGTATGTGAATGGTAGTTCTGTTGTTGCAGTTTTTTGTGTAGGATGTGGTGTATCCCCTGTAAACATAGAGTGCTCATATCTTACAATCATAGAAATCATAGAACCCGACTTTAAATTCGCAGGGTCTAATTCAATTTCAGCAACTGCATCGACAACCGTTTGGCTACCGTTCCAAGAATACTGACCATCTACTAAGTCTGTTTGTAAGTCTGTATCTCCTACATCTGTTGTTACAAGACTTGTCTCGTAGTTAAACTTTATCTTTTGGTTGTTTACATCTAAAAGGTCATAACCTTCTAAGTAATTACCATAAACAAGTCTGTTGCCTATTATGGTTTGAGCCTTAGCAAGTCTCGGTACGTTATCGTACAACCTTAGAATCTCTGAGTCAGGAAGGATAGTAAAGATTTTACTGTTGGTAAACTCGTAGTCGTATACTGTATTGTCTACAAGACCCAACTCTTCTTTGTCCAACTTTTCAATAACCTTGATAATAGAGTTGTTCATATCCTTGAACAACAAATCAATCTGCTTTACAAGAGGCCCTCCTGTGTTGTACTTAATCATCACGGAGTTGGCCGTGTTCTGCATACCGCCATTTAAAGCGGTGGATGTATTGTAATCAAAGGTACTTGGAATGAATGACGGTTCACTAAACTGTGATGTAGCAGAGTACTCACCATCCTCGTATCTGTATCTGTAAGCGAAACACAAGAACCTATCTTCCATAAAGTTCTCTTGTGTGCTAATAGGTGTTGGTGTAATCTGAGGCGATGTTACAGGCGGCCTCTTAATTACAAGAAGAGACTCTGCGCTAAAACCATCTACCCCACTTACAGGGTTTCCGTAGTTTCGAGACGTGTTAATTTTTCTTGGCGGATTCTTATCGTCCGTCCAAAACAATAGACCATCTACTAAATCAACTCCCGTAATAACATAGTTGGGGTCAAAGTTTAAAGTGGTGGCTGCCGCAGTTCCATCGTTTATACTAATAACGTGATACGTTAGTACCGAGTTCTGAGTATTGAATGACACAACCATATCAATCTTCCCTGTTGGAGAAGAAGGAAAGTTAGCATCGTGTATAAACCAATAGATTGTTTCGTTTGCTCCATCTTCGTAAGCACCGATACATCTTGCGCCTCCACTAAGCGGAGTGCCCTCGTATTGTATGGCGGTGAGTTGAGTATTACCCAAGGCATTCTCAATAACTCCCTGCTCATCCTGTTCGGTAGAGCCTAAGCGGATATTAAGCGCGTCAATGTATTGACCTTGAGGGACGAGTCTCTCGTCAACCTCCTTGTTCATTTTGCCCGCAGTAAAATTTCTTGTTATGAATGCCATATTACTTAATCCACTTATCTGCTCCACGCATATTCATCAAGAGTCTTCCTGCGTGGATATTACTCAATCTGATTTTAGCGTTTCTGAGCAATGCGGACTTACGCTTTCTCGCCCTTGCTACGACATACTCTTGAACGTTCAACTTGGAGTTCAGGATTGCGTATTCAATTGCGGCATACACGTAGTCCTCAAACATTTTATTTACAGAAACTAACGAGTCATCACCGTTCTCCATACCATCTGATACGTACTCTACGATAACGGTATTCGTCCCGATGTTAGAACTAAACACAATAACACCTGACTTCTTATCAATGTTGAATGTAGGGTTACCGTTTGCAGTCTCGGTTTCTAAACCAAAACGCGCACCTACAAGAGCATCAAAGTACCACGTACCATCGCAATTGTATCCTTCGCATCCATCAAATGGATGACCTGAGTTTAGGTATATACTTTTCTTAGTACCATTGATTCTATCCATATCAATGTTAGAGTACTGTGGTCTAAGAATGTTTCCATTAAGGTCAAAAAGAATCTTTCCTGTATTGTCCTGAAGGTATGCGTTAGAGGTAATAGCCTGAATGTTTTCTGACAACGGCATCAATACACCATCTTGGTATACAGATACTCTCACCCAATTGACAAAGTCAGAAGGCAATACAAATCGATACTCATCATCAACGCTCAACTCTAATGCTTTAATTTCCTTAAAGGCATCGTAGTTAAGTTCTTGGATTGCACGCTTAGCGTGGAATATCACCTTGTATCTCTCTTCGTTGTTTACAAGGTTATGGTTTCCTGCGTACATCAACATAAAATTGTTGACGATGTCGTACAAAGAAACGTATTGGTAAGACCCCCAATTCTCATTATCGGGAGTCTGTCCGCTATTCGCGTAGTATTCGTATTGTGAAATGTATCCCATTATGCTTTACCTTGTTTTTCTTCGTTCTCTTCACTCTGAGCAAACTGATACACTTCGCCTTCTCTAATACTTACACCTGCGTACTGAAGAATCTTTCTAATCAAGTTAGCCTCTTCTTCTAATGGTAACTCAAAGTCTTGGTGGTCAGGCTGACTGCTATCGTACATTGGCTCTCCATTTGTAAGAGACGTGTACGTCCATCTTGGCTCAGCAGGATATCTAAAGTACTGAGCAATCACTCTCCCTATTGAGTTTATACCATCAGGGAATGCATCGAGAGTTGTATTCTCCTGAGTATAAGCAGGATACACAAATGTCGGTGAGGTCAGCATAGAGTTGTTAAGCATAGTAATCTTGCTATGGCTTACTTTCTCTGCCTCGTTTTGCTGAGTTCCTTTTCTGTAGATAGCATAGGGAGTCCCTATAACTGTCCAAAGGTTTCCTGTAGTAGTAATCTCTGTAGCACTATCTACTGAAATAACCTTTACGTACTCAACGCTTCCTGATTCTAATGCAACAATATCGCCCGCTTGTACCAAGTCTGCAATGAAATCTGCATTGCTATCAATTAGTTTGTTAGCACCGCCCACGTTACCTGTGGTAGTACCCTCAGTAAGAACCTCTTTGTATACCAATACCTTATTGATAAGGTAGTAATCATCTCCTGTCGTGAATCGTGATGGCAGGAAGTACGAGTTCTCTTCGTTAAGGTTTAGACCCTTAGTTACAGAGAAGGTGTCAATCGCCTCCTCAATACCCTTGCGAATATCAGCGATGCCCGTACCTGATTGGCGGGCGTTCTCTTTGTTAATCTGATAGTTGTACTGATAAAAATAACTTTCGAAGATATCTAATTGCGCTTGCTTTGCGAAAAGGTTGAAATCAGATGGTGATAGATATCCGTAATTATTCTTATTAAGCACAGACAGAACTGTATTTCTAACTGTGTTTATCATCACTAAGTTTTTTACAAAGATAAAGAAAAAAAAAGAGGGGTCTTAAAAAGACCCCCCTCTGCTTAACACGCGTAAAACTTACTCTTCATTGAGTGACTCGAGTAATTTTAGCGACTCAATACCATCGTCCGATTGTAGGTATTTTGTGGCGGCCTCAACAGGGCTATTGCCATAAGGGATAGACATCATCTTGGTTTTGTTGGAAGATGTGTTATACCAAATCTCTGCACCATTACGTCTGAGTGTAAGTAGTTTTTTATCAAAGAACGTTTGAACCGTTGCTTGAATCTTTAACTGCGGGTCATTGATTACGTTTAAGAACTCCTTAGGTTCTTTCTTAGCAAACAATAAGATGTCACGCTTTAATTCTGCAGTAGACATTTTTGTTACATCTCTATTGAACAATACACGACCTACAGTTTCCAACTGCTCAACAGACATTTGTCGTGCTTCAATCAACGCATCAACCTCGTAGTTTAGGTTTTCAACCTCAACAGATGCATCCTTCTCATTGTCAACCTCAATAAAACGCTTGCCGTTTAGTGGGTGATAGTAAAGAAACTTCTGCAAAACTTGGTTT